AGGGATTGCCCTGCTCGTTGAAGGTTTGACCGAGGAGTTGGCTCTAAAGATGGAGGCTATAGCAAATGGAAAATGAACACAGAGGCAAGTGGGTGCTGCTGCGCGTACCCGTTGCGGGTCAATACTTTATTCTTGAGACCACTTCTTGGGATGGTATGTTTCCGAACGAGTGCGAGGCCATCGTAGAAAGTGACGACCGAGATTGGTTGGTGACGTGCAAACAACTGGCTGAGGAAGCCGAGGACTAACAAATGTTAGACGATGGAAGCAACAAAGAGATAGACCCCAAGGCGCTGTGTGTACTTGGGCATTCAGAACGCTACGGGTATTTCATTTTCTTGGAGACCGTGTGGGTTTCGTTTAGTTCTCACGCCAAAGACTGGGCTGAAGTGAACCGAGGTGAGTACAAAGTTTTGTGCAAGATGTTAGACATGATGAACACAGGAGAAACCAAATGAGCAAGTTTAAATTCAAGGTGCTAATCAACAACGCAGGCGAGGTTGTGACTATGTACACATGGGCAAACAGTGAGGCAGGTGCCAAGCGCAATGCCTTGCACCAACTGGCGAACGATCTGGGTCTCAACGCAGGAGCACTGACAATGCGGCTCAAAGACCGAGTGAGTATCTCTCTAGTGGGGGAACGGTGATGTTTGTACTGTACAGGTACGAGCTTAGAGGCAGTCTTCATGTGGTAAGTAAACAGAGTTGGGATAGCTACTATGGAGCTTTCCCAACTGACAAGAACTACACCTTAGTAGCCGAGCATGAGGATATAGATGTGCTTATAAGTATGACGCGACTAGCTAACAAAGGAGAGCAGTGATGGCAACAGACAAAGACGAGTGGTGCATCGTTGTGTACACAAATGATGACGGGATGCAGGAGTTGCTGGTGCGTAAGTTGTACCACGTACTTGAGGGTATGGCCACGCGCAAAGCACGGATTGCAGTCAGGTGGTTGACCGAGGTCGAGGCGGTCGACTATGCGGCAAGGTATGAAAAACTTTTGAAAGAACCAACAAATGTTAGAAGCTGAAAAAACAATCGATGAGATGTGGGTGTTGGTGAGGAAGGAATTCCCACTCGGCATGAAAACAAACCCACCGCGTGTCGAGTACATCATCGGGGCTAAGCGAAGCTGGCTTAACTTCGTGGGCGACTATTACTCTAAATACACACTGCTGGCCGAGCACCACGACAAAGGGGTGCTTGAGAAGATGAAACAACTAGCCTTGGAGGGCGACAGAGATGGCAACGAGTAAACAGATTGAGCGATACCAGATCGTGAAGCAACAGTACGCTGAGCTGAAAGAAAGCGTGGGCGAGACGATGTGGCGAGTGGCGATGGATGGCGATTTTGCCGAGTACGAGGAGATGGCGATGCAGTTTGCGAAGTTCGTGATTGTGTACGCACAGATCAGTTCAATGTTAGAAACCAAAGGAGAAATGTAATGGGACACCAGACAATTAAAAATGTGCCGCACCTTGTGCGCCACTACGCAACAGCAAAGCGGATACACGACGAGATTAAGCCTATCCGTGGGCGAAGCCCCGAACGCAGGCCACTGGGCAACCGCCGAGACTGCGACACCTACTGGGTACGCATGGATGGGGATGATGTGCAGTTCATGCTGTACCGAACTCCTGTGCTCACGTACAAACCAGACAACACAATCCTCATCGATCTGGCTGGGTATAACACCGTGTCAACGCATCAGTTCATAGCCCATGTGCTGGGTGTGTATTGCAACGGCTTCAAAGGTCAGACTGTGCTCAGGTACAAGAGTGATCGGTACGTTGTGCCGAAAGAAGGCATGACACTGCGGGTAGAAGAAGGAAGCTACGAGCTAACAATTGTTAACTCACAACGACTCATGGGGTATCGACTCAACCGAGCGGCAACGGCCAACGTGCGCAAACGCTACGCCGAGTTCTACCAATACATGAAGGGGTTTATCAATCTGCGATCTTCGATGGTTAGCTTTAGTCGGTCGGAGTACGAGGCTGTAAGCTACACAGTGGGTGAGGCTGCTGAAGTATTGGGTACGTGCTGGGAGCATGAGCGTCTGCGCGTGGCTACGCATCCGTGGTTCGGCATTGCTGACAAGCCGACCGAGTCTAATTACCACTACCGCTTTAGCGACAGAGCATCGTGGGAACTGGCATATTACAAAAGAGTGCCAAGGTTTTTGGCGCTGATCGATGGCGCAGATCGTGAGAACAAACATCAGGACTTCCACAAGGCCATGATGATCTTGATGACGTACAACTCAAACCCGTTAGCAGAAGAACAGTACCTAACAAATGTTATGAGCTATGGCTCAGACGGCATACGCAAGAGGCTGGAGGAGATTTTGTTCAAGTGGTTTGCCGAGGAGGTCGTGGAGAAGTTTGAGCTTGAACAAGGTAAGTTATGTACAACGAGTTACAACAAGTGGTTATAAGGAGAACGACATGGACATTTCAGTGACTGAGCTTTGGCTCTTGGTGGTGGGTGCAATCGGTTGGGGCTTGTACTTTCGTGAGAAGGAGAGACGCAATGCTGCCGACTGGTTCGCAAAACAAATGATCGAGAACGACCGAGTGCGGGAGACCGTGGTTGAGCAGTTCAAGGAGTGGAGAAAGACACAGGAGGGGAAGGTATGACACAAGATGAAATCATTGAGATGTGGAAAAACTCAGGCGACCTAGAGATTGTTGGTATGCCTTACAGCAAGATTGAAGCCTTTGCCAAACTGGTAGCACTGCGTTACGAAAAGAAAATTTCAGACCTTGAGAACATTATTTGTCAACGTCATTGGGATGTTCTACAAGAACGTGAGGCGTGTGCAAAGCTGTGTGAAGAACAATACGAATATTATGGGTATGACCATATATTTGCTAAAGCAATCCGAGCAAGGGGGAAAACACAGCCACAAACACAGCCACAAACACAGCCACAAACACAGCCACAAACACAGGAAAAGATTTGACATTGTCAATTAAATGTGTTACAATGTAATCTGTTGGTGGGAAATTGCCAACAGTAAACCAAACCCTAACAACAGTTAGATCATCAGAAGTTAATCAGAAGGAAATCAAAATGTCAGAAGTTAAATTCGGTAAAAACATCACGCTCAAGCAAGCTGCAAGCCTCATCAAGAACAACCCAGAGACACGGTTCTTGCTACAAGGTGAACCCGGGATTGGTAAGTCTTCCATCTTGGAGAGTATTGCTAACGACATGGGCTATGGCCATGCGTATATTGACGTACCAAACATGGACTTGGGCGACATTGCCATGCCTGTGATTGACCACGACACCAAGACCACGCGCTACTACCCCAATGCTCGGTTCAAAATCCATGAGCAAAAGCCGCTGGTCATCATGCTTGACGAGTTCACCAAAGGCGCAGACCCCGTGAAGAATATGCTGCACCCTATGCTTGAGAAGGCAAACCCACGCTTGGGCGACATCCCTATCAGCAAGGACACAATCGTGTTTCTCACAGGCAACTTGACGACCGATGGTGTGGGCGACTCACTGAAGGCGCACAGCCGCAACCGCCTTGTGCCTGTGACAATCTCTAAACCTACCGCAGAGGAATGGATTGAGTGGGGTATCAACCACGACATTCAGCCCGAGGTGTTGGCTTGGGTCAATCAGTATCCGCAAGTATTGGCAAGCTATACAGATGGCGGGCAGAACGACAACCCATACATCTACAACCCACGCAAGACACAGAATGCGTTTGTCAGCCCACGTTCATTGGCTACTGCATCTAACATTGTTAGGACTCGTAAAGAGTTGGAAGCCGACACGGTTATCGCTGCTCTGTCAGGTGCAATCGGTGAATCTGGTGCCCGTGATATGCAGGCATACATCGAGTTCGCCGACCAACTGCCAACGTGGGATGCGACCATCAAAGACCCCAAGGGTACGAAGCTGCCTACGAGTGCGGGTGCGTGTGCGATCACGGTGTTCGGTGCTATTGCACGTATCGACAAAGACACAATCACGCCGTTCATGACGTACTTGGAGCGCTTCGATGCCGAGTGGCAAGCTGTGTTTGCGATCAACATTGCCAAGACACCGAGCAAACAATCCATTGCGTTCAGCTCCAAAGCGTTCAGCGCATGGGTGGCAAAAAACCAAGACCTTCTGTGAGATGAGCTATGACAGAGTTTGCATGGGTGCGTATGAAGCTAGACAAGAACGGGAAGTGGGTAGAGCCATACCTTTTTCAAGTGATGATCGGCGGAAATTGGGGCGACGCCAGCCGTGTTGTGTCCGAGCACACCGATAGGGATGACGCTACGCGCCTTGCAAACTTTTTCAACAAAGTGAACGAACATGATGATGAATAAAAGATTGGACAGGTACTTCGTGAGATGGGTAACAGAGTGGGGTGGGCAATCGTTCTCCCGCTTGGTTGGGTGGGATGTGGTTGACAGCAAGGGGTACATAAAAATGGCCTCATTCGCAGCCGATGGAGAAGCCCAAGCTAGGGCGATTTGTAAATTGTTAAACAGTAACGATGAGAGGAACTAACAAATGTCAGTTATGACCGAAGAACGTAAATTGCAGAAGGCCAAAGTCAGTTTGATGCGCGACCCCAAGTTCGCATTACTGTCTGGTGTGTTGATGATCGGTAAGACGAGCATCGATGAGAACGTGCCAACTGCCTGTACCAATGGCCGAGACGAGCGCTATGGCCGTGAGTTTGTGAAGGGTCTGAAAGACGAGGAGTTGAATTTTGTGATTGCTCACGAGGCAGGTCACAAGATGTATCGACACCTGACTACATGGACAAAACTCAATGACGAGAACCCACGTATGGCCAACAACGCGATGGACTACGTGATTAACCTAATGCTCAAAGACTTAGACCCAAGCGGCAAGACCATTCAGATGCCGACATGGAAACAAGATATGCCATTCTTTAAAAAGAAGAAGGGCGACCCGATGGGCTTGATCGATGAGCGCTTCCGTGGCATGAACACCAAGCAGGTCTTCGACATTCTCAAGCAAGAGCAGAAGGACAACGGGGGCGGCGAAGATGAAGGCGAGGGCGAAGGCGAAGGTAACGGCGAGGGCATGGACTTCCATGACTGGGCTGATGCCAAGGGTCTCAATGCCGAGGAGAAAAAGATTCTTGAGCGCGAGATCGACCAAGCGATTCGGCAAGGCGTGATGGCGCAACAGAAGATTGCAGGCAAGGGCAACGGTGGGCTTGACCGTGAGCTGGGTGATTTGCTTGAGCCCAAGGTGGACTGGCGTGAGGTGTTGCGTGAGTTCGTTAAGGCTACGTGCCATGCCAAAGACACATCATCGTGGCGTCGAGTCAATCGCCGCTTTCTGTCTACGGGTACGTATATGCCAAGCATGATCGGCGAGAAGGTGGGTCACATCAGTATCGGTATCGACACATCGGGTTCGATTGGTGGGCAAGAGCTTGCTGACTTCTTATCCGAGGTTAAGGGTATTGCCGAGGAGGTCAACCCTGAGATGGTGGACTTGATGTATTGGGACTGCGAGGTAGCCGCGCATGAGGAGTATGCAGGTTCGCAGGTGGCCGACATTGTCCAGTCAACCAAGCCCCGAGGTGGTGGCGGTACGTCACCGAGCTGTGTGTCAGAGTATATGAAGGAGAAGAAAATTGTCCCTGAGTGCATCATCATTCTCACAGACGGATATGTGGGAGGCGATTGGGGTAACGACTGGTCTGCTCCTGTACTGTGGTGCATTGTGGGTGGTAACAAAGAAGTTGCGCCGAATGGCAAAACAATCCACATTGAGAGTAATTAAACCGAGCGAGCTAACAAAAGTTAGGAGGGATGAAATGGTAGTTGTATCTATCCCCTACGGGGATTACGTAATGAACGCAGAAGATGCGCTTGTGATTGCGAACGTCATGGCAAAGGCTGAGCGTTACCAAGAGAAGTACCGAGGGGGTGAACCAAACACATACCATGTGTACCCAGTTGAAGGCAGGACTGCGGGTATGCAGATCATCAGTAACGACTTGTACCGCATGGCTAAGCTGGCTGGCAAACCAGAGGAGAAGTAATGGCTATCAACAGAGACCCAGCGGAATGGTTTGAGCGCCCCGAGCTGTGGCTAGACGTGACGTATGGAATCGTGAAGAAGCCCGATACGTGGTTGGTGTTGAAGAAGCAAGACAAAAACTTTGGAGGCCGCGAGGTAGAAGTTGTGGCAGAAGTGGACAGCCGCGCAGCGGCTATTGGGTTTATCAAACTTTTAATGGAGAAATGAAATGAAAAAGTATCGAGGCGTGGTGGTATTCAGGTACTACCAAACGATTGAGGTGGAGGCCGAGGATGATGAGCAAGCCGAGCGACTCATGTTTGAGAAGTTCGATTTGAGCAAAGCCGATGGCGAGAGTGAAGTAAATGACTTGGAGGAAGTGAAATGAGTATTGGAGCATCAGCAGTATTGGTCGAGCTAAACATCAGCGTTTGGCCTGCATCGAAGATCGACCGTGAGATCACTGACCAAGTGAATACCAACGCAGGGGCAGTGAGTTCAGCATCGCAGACCAAAAAGAATCTTTTCGCAGGCACAAGTATGCGTAAGGACATTGAGAAGTTTGCGGCGCGAGTGCGTCTGTATCACAACCAGCACACATTGCCTTGGGCTGACAAGGGCGAACGCTTATTGCCGACTAAGTTGTTTATGGACTACAAGACGGCCATGAACCACTACGAGCAGCAGTTCAACCAGATGTGCAACAACTTCTTTATCGACTACAACTATCTTGTGCAAGAGGCACAGGTGAATCTAGGCACGATGTACAAGGCCGAGGACTACCCCGACCTAACAGAAGTTAGAACCAAGTTTGGTTTCCGCCGAGCGATCAACCCATTGCCCGAGTCAGGTGACTTCCGCTTGGACGTATCAACGCAGGACTTAGATGAACTGCGAGCTGAGTTCGAATCTAAGTTTCAAGAACGCTTGGCCGATGCCGTGCGTGAGCCTTGGCTGCGCCTGCATGGGGAACTGGTATCCATCAGCAAAAAGCTGACCGACACGGATGGCGAGGGCAAGAAGCGCTACCACGATACGTTGCTGTCCAACCCGCTTGAGTTGTGTGAGTTGCTGACCAAGCTGAACGTGACTAATGACCCCAAACTGGAGGAGGCACGTAAGCAGGTAGAGCTAACAATGTTAGGTGTGAACATGGATGCAATCAAGGAAGACTCTGAGACGCGCAAGCAAGTGAAGTCAAAGGTCGATGAAATTCTCGGTAAGTTTAATTGGTAAGGAGTGAATGATGAATTTGTTTGAATTGAACAACGTGCGTATCAGCAAAGACATACAAGAGATGGCGAAGTCTCGTGGCGCTACTGTGTTTAGCTTTAGCCCCGAAGTTGAAGATGTACTCAAGGCGTTGGTGACAGTTAAACCGCTGTGGACATTCGAGGCCGCAGGATGGTCGAACACTTACGATATTGGAAACACCAAGGGTATGCGCCTAACTGAAGTTAAGGTGTACCAAGACGGCGAGGAGCTGGGTAAGTTTTACCGTACAAGAGCACGAGGGGGCGAACAAGGTATCTTTGTTACCAACAAGCGCATCCGTGAGAAACGTGAGCGTGGGGGCGGTTTATCCACTAAGGATACCAAGAAAGCCGTTGCTGAAATCAAGAAGAACTTTGGCGCGACAACTGTGGCCGAACGGGTTGAAGAAGCTAAGAGACTTGCGAGGGATAGTCTATACAGTGCGCTTAGGGAAAAGAATCAATATGCTTACCGAGCTAACAGGACTATGCAAGAGCACTTAATTAAGTTCGTTGAGAGCGCCGAAGGCCAACGATTGTTCTGGGAGTATGTGGGTAACAAAGCCCCTCAAACCGAGGCCAACACGATTCATCGAGATCGGGGGTTACAAGTAAGGTTGGACAAAGAACACAAGGAGTTAGACGTTATGCACGATGCTTTTACCAATTCAAAATCAATGCTTGTGCTACGAACAAATGGAGGGTATATTACGCTACTCAATGAGGAGATCAAAACAGAAACCGATAGTACATTGCCCGAGGACATTCGCATGAAGCTGGGTATGTTGAAGTTGGTACAAAACGAAGAGGCTGTCTCTACGGTGGGATTCCGAGTGGACGACAGTACATTTGTTATTTCAATGGGAGGTAAAGATGAGTAAAGAAACAGGTGGGCCAGCGTTTCCGTTGAGCCAACATGGAACACAAACGCTTGGAATGCACATTACTGGCATGACCTTGCGTGATTATTTCGCTGCCAAGGCGATGCAGGGAATTGTTAGTCGTGGAGTAAGCGATATGAAATGGATAGACACATACGCAACTAACGCTTACAAAATGGCAGACGCCATGCTGAAAGCGAGGGAACAATGATTGAAGACTTGAACCCAACAACACGGTGCTATCCGCGCACGCTGATGGAAGCCTTTCCTGATTCTGTGGAACGTGCAGAATGGTGGTTCCCGCCCGAGCGCAACGAAGGCTGGCGCAATGTACTCATGGGGTATATGGCGCTGGTGCTATGGATTGGCTTGGCATACTACTTTGCCAAGAACTGAGTATGCGTATTCCTGCAAACCTGCGAAAGCAAATACAAGAGTACCGTAAAGCTGGCTTTACGCTGGTAGACCTACAACCCCGAGCGGGGTCACACTGGATGGCTAAGTTCAAAGAGTTTAGCCAACCCCAGATCATCACAGTAAGCGCTACCGACTGGAGAGCGTGGAAGAACAACATTTCAATGTACCGCCGCCTTGCGGCAGAGGAGAGTAGCAAATGATCGGAGCATTCGTATTGGTAGTGTTTCAAATGAACGCTGGTGGCAACTTGAACTGGGAAAAGG